GCGCCCTCTTCACTGGCTCTCTCCTTCTGAATTCCTCCATTCCTATACTGTCCAATATGTTTGACAAACCTACAGAGGGCAAGAACATGGATAATAATCTCTCTGAAGAAGAAATCGTGAAAATAGCCGCAAAAGCGGCAAGTAAAGCCACCATGGAGCGCCTTGAGAGGGAGCGCAAAAAGGAAAAAACGACCCGTTTTGATCGCCGGCTCCACAATACAAAGCTACTCCTACGCAATTACCGTATGTTGGCCGCTTATGTCGAAGAGGCGGTCTATACCCCGACACCCGAAGATGAATCTGCCATTGACATACTCGATTGCATGTGCGCAGAATCATGGAAAACTGAGGATGTTGAGATCGAAAGCATTAAACGCAGCGTAGCCCGCACTCATATCCTCATGGAGCACGTCACGTCAATGTTGGAACTGTACCATACTTTTTGTGAGCTGTCTCCACGGCCGGAGGACCGTAGACGCTGGAGGGTAATCAGCGGCGCGTACATAGAGAACCCAGAAAAGACCTTTATTGAGCTTGCAAAAGAGGAGAATTGTGATACACGCACGATTCAGCGTGATATAAAATTCGCTACAGAAAAAATATCTGCGCTATTTTTCGGGCTCGACGGCCTTGAAAGGCAGAATAATCGCCAGTAAAGGTGAGTGATGTCGTAAACGTGTCGTTGACATGCCGTGAATAAAGTGATATTCTGATAGCGTAAAATTTTATCAGATGCTGGGGTCGCTTTCGGGCGGCCCTATTTTTATGTGTGGAGGTGAAAATGTAAGCGAAGCAGGTTGCTCCTTCCTGCTCAGTTACCGAGGTACCGGACGTTACGCCAAACAACCGGTGCGCGAGGAATACAGCATAAGGAGTATTCACAAATGGCTGTGAAAAAAATGCCGCTTGATAAACTCAATCCAGCGGCATACAACCCACGTAAGGATCTCCGACCAGGAGATCCAGAGTATGAAAAGTTGAAGCATTCAATTGAAACATTTGGTTGCGTCCAAACTATTGTATGGAATGAACGCACAGGGAACGTTGTTGGCGGTCATCAGACGCTGAAGGTTCTGAAAAATTTAGGCCTTACAGAAGCGGATGTGAGCGTTGTTAATTTGGACGAAAGCCATGAAAAGGCACTAAATATTGCCTTAAACAAAATTTCAGGCGAGTGGGACGAGGCCAAATTAGATAAAATTCTTTCCGAATTGTGCGACGATACGGATTTCGATATTTCTTTGACTGGCTTCGATCCGGACGAGATTGACCAGATTAGCGAGAGCATGGCCGAAGACGCCGATGGAATCATGAACAAACTGCAAAACAATGTCGCCGGTACGTTGGCAGACACGTTTTTAATTCCTCCATTTTCCGTGCTGGACGCCCGCAAGGGATACTGGCAGGACCGAAAAAAGCAATGGCTGAATTTTGGCTTGAAAAGTGGAGACGGCCGTGGAGAAAATCTCACATTCGCAAAATCGCTCCAGATGGGAAAGAATGATAATGGCACCAGCGTTTTTGACCCGGTATTGTGTGAAATCATGTATCGGTGGTTCAATGTAGAAGGTGGCATGGTATTTGACCCGTTTGCGGGTGGCTCTGTGCGTGGAATCGTCGCTTATGTTTCAAAAATGCCATATGTAGGCATAGACCTACGACCGGAACAGATTGATTCCGACCTTCAGAACGCGAAGGATCTCGGAATACCGGTTGGGGATAAGCTCAAATGGATTGCGGATGATTCGCTGAACATGGATACATATATCAAGGACGGAACAGCGGACATGATTTTAACGTGCCCGCCGTATTTTGACCTTGAGGTTTATAGCGACGACCCCCGCGATGTCAGCAACATGGATTATGCCGGATTTGTCAAAGCGTATTCAGGTATTATGGGTAAGGCGGCTGAAAAGCTGAAGGAAAACAGGTTCGCCGTGATAATCCTTTCTGATGTGCGGGAAGATTACGGATTTTATCGCAATCTTACCGGGCTGACGAGACAGCTGATGGCCCAAAAGGGCCTTGGCCTATATAACGACATTATATTGGTTAATCAGATTGGCTCAGGAGCATGCCGAGTACGCCGGAATATGGTAACGCGAAAGGTAGTCCGGACGCATCAGAATGTGATGGTTTTCTACAAAGGCAATCCCAAAACTGTAAAAGATCATTTTCCGGAGCTTAAGGAAATAAACGATGAGGAAGTTGCCAATATGGTTCAGAATGATTCGGAATAATTCGTGAGATTTCCATCTCGAAAATTAACCGCTACTGTATTAATATTGAGAAAATTGGAAGGGTGATATACAGTATGACGGATGAAATTAGAATGCTTCGGGAAAGAGCCGAGTGTGCAAAGATTGGATATTTAGCCGGGGAAATTTCGCGGGAGGAAGCCGAAACAGTGATAAAGCCGTATGCGGACGCATTTAACACGAAATCGCGTGAACTGGCCCGTAAATACCACATGCGGCCACAAAAGTTTTCAATGACAGCATTTTTTAGATAAGCTGATAGCCGCCGTGTGCAAAATCACAGCGGCTTTTTACATGCCGCCAATGGTGCGAGAGTCTAAGGCGGCACCCTTTTTCTATCCTCCTTTCGGTGCGCCGTCTGAGCGGCACGGACGGCGCATAAATATGTCAGTAGAACAGCCGATCCAATAGGATCGACATCGGCGTGTTAACCGGGTGCTGACACAAGCCGGTTTATCCGGCAAAAATTCCGCCGCAGTATGCCAGCTGGATATTTCAGGGACGACCTTCTGGCCGTCCTTTTTTATACCCTAAAATGGGGTGGTACAATGAAGCATTGCCGATATTATCCGCTTTTTAATTGGCGAGTTTATGGCGCTGCGGAAAAGCGGGCAGATCAGTACTGGAAGGAAAGAAAACAGAACAGCGCATTTAATTCTCACAAAGAAAGCAGAAAACGCGGTATACAAAATAACGGTCGCCGGTAATTTTTGTGGGACAAACATAAAGCGGAGGTGGTGATATGTAGTGGACAAGCACGATCCCGCGTATGAGGACGCATTCAAAGATTGGAAAAGCGGCATGAAATATAAGGAGATTGCCGAAAAATACGGTGTTTCCTTGAGCGCGGTAAAATCGTGGGCCACCCGCGACTGGAAGCTGCGAAAAGTTGCAACCGGGAAGAAGAAAAGTTGCAACCGGAAAGGACGCAGCGCAAGGAGTAAAGCACAATTAGGAAATCAGAATGCGGTAGGGCATGGCGCTCCACTTCGGAATCATAATAGCCTAAAGCATGGCCTGTATGCCGGTGTGTATTGGGATGTCCTTTCAGACGAGGAAAAGGCCATGCTTGAAAATATGAACCTTTCCGACGAGGAAGAGCAGCTTAAGGAACAGATCGCAATGCTTTCCGTCCGTGAGCACCGTCTGATGAACGACCTAAACCGAATGCGCCGGGTTGGACAAGACAGCAAGAGCAACAATATGGGCATGATGCTTTACCAGGTAAATCGCGGCGAATGGAAGCATGAGAAACCAGATGAATCTGGCCGTATGAAAAATATCCTTTCTGACGAAGAGAAGAAAAAAGGGCATGGAATTCATCTAAATACCACAATGATATCCGTCACCGAGACGATTGTCCGCTTCGAGGCCGAGCTTACCCGCGTCCAGAAGCAGAAAGCAAAATGTATCGAACAGTTGAACGCAATTCGGGAAACTAAAAAATCCGGCGGGCAGAGTTCGCAAGGAAAAACCAATGATGAAAATAAAGTTGTGATTGTTTTGCCTGACAATGGAAGAGATAAAAATGATTAAAATAGGTCCGCAACCTGGGCCGCAGGAACGATTTCTTGCAAGCCCAGCGGATATTGTGATATATGGTGGCGCGGCTGGTGGTGGCAAGAGTTATGGGTTACTGCTGGAACCATTAAGACATATCGATAATCCGTCCTTCGGCGCTGTCATTTTCCGGCGCAACGCTAATCAGATAACCAACGAGGGCGGACTTTGGGACACGTCCATGTCAATTTATCCATATGCGCACGGCCGGCCGTCGCTTTCTCCAAGGCCCACATGGCGTTTCCCGTCTGGAGCAAAAGTGACATTTGCGCATATGCAATATGATCAGGATCGTATATCGTGGCAGGGCTCTCAGATTGCTATGATAGGTTTCGATGAACTTACACATTTCAGCAGGCTGCAGTTTTTTTACATGCTTTCTCGAAATCGTTCTGTATGTGGTGTGAGGCCTTATCTCCGGGCAACTACTAATCCGGACTCGGATTCATGGGTTTCAGAATTTATTCAATGGTGGTGGAACCCTAAGACTGGTTATGCAATTCCAGAGCGCAGCGGCGTTATCCGTTACATGGTACGAATCAACGATGTTATTCATTGGGGTGATACGCCTGCCGAACTGGTTGAGAAGACGAGATGCGAACCGGAAGACTGTAAAAGCGTGACATTTATCGCATCCAGTGTCCAAGACAACAAAATTCTGATGGACAACGATCCCGGTTATATGGCAAACCTGAAAGCTATGGCGCTGATTGACCGGGAACGGTTGCTCAAGGGGAACTGGAAGATCAAACCGGCAGCTGGATTGTTCTTTAAACGGTCGCAGGTACCGACAGACGGCTGGCTCGACGCCATACCGGATGATGTTGTGCGTTGGGTGCGCTGCTGGGATTTGGCGGCCACGGATACCGACGAAAACGGCGACCCGGCCTACACAGCGGGTGTCCTAATTGGTAAACGCCGCTGTGGGCGATATGTTATTGGCGACGTAACCCGCGCACGTTTGAGCGCCGGTAAGGCCAGAGACCATATTTTAGCGACCGCCCGTATAGATAAGAAAACATATAGGCATGTCAAGATAAGGCTCCCACAGGACCCGGGGCAGGCCGGGAAGGACCAGGCAGAGAACTTTATTAAGTTCCTGTCTGGTTTTTCTGTTGTCACAGAGCGTGAGACTGGCTCGAAAGAAGCACGAGCGGAACCATTCGCCGCGCAATGGCAGCACGGAAATGTCGATGTTGTCCTCGGACCTTGGAATGAAGATTATCTGAACGAGCTGGAGGGCTTTCCTGAAGGCAAATTTAAGGACCAGGTCGATGCTTCCTCTGATGGGTTCGCGGAGCTGCAGAACGGTTATACAGGCGGTCCACCGCCGCAGAACTTAGGGAATACAAAATCAAGCTATTGGATAGGCAGGTGATATTACGCCACAGGAAATTGGACGTGTCGGTCAAAAGAAATACGCCGGCATCTTTTATGAGGAATTTCTGCCGGAGCTGTCGGGGACGCGCGGCATTGAGACCTACAAGGAGATGGCAAACAACGACGAAATCATATTCGCCATGCTGTATGCCATCGAAATGCTGCTCCGGCAGACGAAGTTCAATGTGGAGCCTGCCAGCAGCAAAGGCGTCGATAAGGACGCGGCGGATTTCGTGGATTCGTGCCTCAATGACATGCAGTACACATGGCAGGACACGCTTTCCGAGATCCTCTCCTTTCTTACATATGGTTGGTCATATCACGAGATTGTTTATAAACGCCGTGGCGGGCGATCAAAAGATCCTCGATACTCCAGCAAGTACGACGATGGTCTGATAGGGTGGCGCAAGCTCCCAATCCGCGCGCAGGACACGCTTTCACGGTGGCAATACGATCCGGTAACGGACGAATTGCAGGGAATGGTGCAGACCGCGCCGCCCACCTATACGGAAGTGATGATCCCGATTGAAAAGGCGCTGCACTTCCGCACGCGGTCGAATAAAGAAAACCCTGAAGGTCGGTCAATCCTGCGTGGGGCTTACCGCTCGTGGTATTTCAAGAAACGCATTCAGGAAATTGAGGGCATTGGCGTCGAACGCGACCTCGCCGGCTTCCCGATTATGACCGCGCCGCCTGACGCTGATATCTGGGGCGGATCCGAAGAAGCGCAGAAAAAACTTCACAATGCTGAAACAATTGTTACGTCCATTCGCCGTGATACACGGGAAGGTCTGGTCGTGCCGGAAGGCTGGAAGCTGGAATTGCTTTCTGCCGGTGGCAAGCGAAATTTTGATACCGGTAAGATCATTGAGCGATACGACAAGCGCATCGCCATGACAACCCTCGCCGATTTCATCCTCCTTGGGCAGCAAAGTACCGGGAGCTTTGCCCTTTCCTCCGATAAAACGGAGCTTTTCGGCACGGCGATGGGAACATATCTGGATATCATCTGCGATGTGTTCAATACCCAGGCGATTCCGCGCCTGATCGACCTGAATGCGGACCACTTCGACGGCTTTTCCGACTACCCAACCATGACGCACGGCGATGTCGAAAACGTGGACCTGAAAGCGCTCGGCTCGTTTGTGAATCAGATGGTCGGATGCGGTGCCCTGACGCCTGATGGAGGCCTTGAGGATTATCTACGTCAGGCGGCTCATTTGCCGGATCGCACGGATGACTATCCGACCAATACGCCCCCGGTAGACGAAACCACGCCCGAAACCGAGCCAGAAGCCCGCGATGTGAGCAACGATTCCGACCAGCTGGAGGATGAATCCGGGGTGGATGGTGAAGAAGCATGATACTACTTTTCGGAACACTGCGGAAAGACGTGCTCGATCCGCGCAGTGAAGCGCTGAATCGTCTGCGGAAGTTCATGGACAGCTGGGAGCCGGATCTAAAGCGGTTTATCGTTGGCGGCCGTGACGATAGTAACATATCCTACAAGGACATACGGGAGGCCTTATTGAGCGGGAAAATCCCTAAGCAGGTATTTCTCCAATGGCAGCAGACCTATGCTATGTTCGTCGCCGACGCGCTTCAGCCAGTGTGGGACGAGGCCTTCGAGGTTGCTTCCGAGCAGGTGAGCGCGAAGCGCCCCGGCTTTCAGTTCGATCCGGCCGCCCAGGCCGTCCGAAAATGGACGGAAAACAGGGCGGCCGATTTCGTTACCGGCTGTTCCAAAGAAACAAAGGCCGGAATTCGGGCGGCACTGAGGCACTCGGTTTACCATGAGGATATCGGGGTGGACGAGCTGGCGAAGGTTATCCGCCCCATGGTAGGCCTTACGCGCCCGCAGGTAGTTGCAAACCAGAATTATTATAACCGCCTGTTGGAAAACGGGATGAAGCCTGAAAAAGCCGCGCAGCGGTCAATCAAGTATGCTGAACAGCAGCACCGATACCGGGCGCAGATGATAGCCCGGACGGAATCTGCGATGGCTTACAATCACGCCGAGTATGAAACGATCCGGCAGGCGCAGGCGAAAGGATACATGGGCCGTGTCAATAAGGTATGGTGTACGGCAGATGACGAACGCACTTGTGAGATCTGTGGCGCTCTTGATGGAAAAAGCATCGAGATGGACGAAGATTTTGAATTTTCGACGAAGCTTCCGAAATCCCACGGCACAACGCGGGTTCCCCCGGCGCATCCGCACTGCCGCTGCACCACGCTTTATGAGGAAGTCGAAGAGCCATCAGAAGGTGTGGCGTAAATTTTATAAGCGAGGTGTCAAAATGGGCGCATTTGGAAAGACCTTCAAAGAAATTCTGAAAGCGCAGAAGAATGCTCCTGGAGCGTTTCAAATCCTCAAAACGGATGATGATAAACGCCTTGTGTTTGGCTGGGCCAATGTCGCCGTGCGCACGGATGGGGAGCAGATAGTCGATCTGCAACAGGATATGATCGACCCGGACGAGCTCGAGAGTGCCGTCTATGAATACGTGCTCGACTTCCGCGACGGCGGGGAGGAGCACGATCCGGCCCGCAGGCAGATCGCCAGGCTTGTCGAGAGCTGCGTCTTTACCCCCGATAAACTCACGGCGATGGGCCTCGACTCTGATGCCGTGCCGCTCGGCTGGTGGATTGGATTTTATGTCGATGACGATGATGCGTGGGAAAAAATCAAGGACGGCACCTATCGCATGTTCAGCATCGAGGGGCAAGGGTCCCGCGTTCCCGCGTCTGAAGACGATTCGGGCGAGGAAGGAGGTGAATGAACGTGGCTAAAACCAAGCTCAAGAATATCCATCTCACAAGCGTTGATCTTTGTCAGCAGGGAGCAAATCCTGACGCAAAAATCACGCTATACAAAAGCGCCGACGCAGAACCGACCCCTTCGCCGGTCAGCAGGGCGTGGTCACGGATAAAAGATACCTTATCCGGAGTGCGGAAGGATGCGCAGACGTTCGACAACGTGGAAGGCACACAAGAAACGCGCAGGACCTTCTATCAGTACCAGGATGCGTTTTATTCCAGTATTCAGAGCATTTTGGAGGACGGAGAACAGGATGATTCCACAAAGCGCGACCTTCTGCTTCAGAGCCTCTCCGAGTTCAACGATGCCATGACCGACTGGATTGGAACTTTGTTCACCCCCGCTGATGAAAATTTCAATAAAACAAAAAAAGGAGACAATGACATGGATGAATCGACTTTCGACCTCTCCGCGCTGTCGGCAGAGGACCAGAAAACCTTTAAAGGGCTGCTCGGGAAAGTGAAGCCCGCCGCAAAGAAACCCGCTGCCGCCCAGAAAGACAGCGACCCGAAGCCGGCACCCGCGAAAAAGTCCGCCGACGCCAAGCCTGACGAAATAGACCCGGCGCCCGCGACCGATCCCGCCGCTCCTGCCGCTTCCGAACCGGCCCCGGGAACTTCCTCGGCAGCTGCTCCGGCAGATGATAAGGACCCCGTTTCCAAAGACCCGGCCGTCCAGAAAGCCATCAGCCGGATGAACGCGCTGTCCGAACGGCTTGAGAAAAACCTGCAGCAACAGGAAGAAAAAGAAATGCAGGACGTCGCCAAAAAATACGCGCCACTCGGCGAAAAGCCGGAAGATCTCGCCAAGACGCTCTGCACGATGAAGGCGTCGGGACAGGCGGCCTATGACGCTTATGTCGGCGCGCTCGACAAAGCACTTGACGCAGTTCAGAAGAGCGATTCCGGCCTGTTCGGCGAGATCGGCAAATCGAACCACCACTACGAAGCGGCGACCGGCTCTGTCCAGAAGGCCGAGGAAATTGCAAAATCCATCCGGGAAAAGGATCCGAAGATGACGCAGCAGCAGGCCATGGCAAAAGCCTTTGAACTCCATCCGGAGCTCGAAGCCGCCTATGAAAAGGACTATGAAGGAGGCAAAGCATAATGGCTACCTATACAACTTCCGGCATTCAGGAGAGCGTCACGATCACGAAGCCGGCAGCGGCCGATATCGCTGATGTGCGCGGCCGTGCCATCGCCCTCGACAGCAACGGCAACGCCGTTGTCGCGTCCGATGTCACGAAACCGATCATCGGCATCGGGCTGCTCACGGCCGGGGCAAGCAACACGATGGACGGCACCGATGGTGCGGTCAAGGCCGGTGAGGACGTCGACATTCAGGTGAAAGAAATGGGTTACGGCAAGGCCGGCGCCGCCATCACGGCCGGCGCGCAGCTTACGACCGACGCCACCGGGAACCTTATTCCGGCCGCAGCTACCGGTTATGTCGTAGCCACCGCCCTGGAGTCCGCAGCGTCCGGAGCGTTCGTGTTCGTCCAGATCACCAAATACCACGTCACAATCGCCTAAGGAGGTAATCATCAATGAATGAAGTAACTGCAAGTTCCATTCAGAATCAGATCGCCAAGGGCCTTTTTCATCCCAACGTCGTTCTGACCAACATGACCATGGCCTACTATCAGGCGTTGGACGCCTATGTGGCCAAGCAGCTTTTCCCGATCCTGCCCGTCCAGCTTTCCACGGCGGCCTATTATGTTTTTGAGCGTGCGGATCTCGCCCGCGACAATGTCCGCCGCAAGCCTGCTCTCGGCAGGGTGGCGCCCACCGTCATCAGCAACCATCTGGAGACGTATTCCGTCGCAATCGACCAGATCATCCTCGGGATCGACCAGATCGCACAGACCAATATCCAGCGGCAGCCCGTTCCCGGCGCCAGCGACCCGCGCAAGGCCAAGACCCGCACGATTGCGGAGCAGATGAATATCCATCAGGATATTGTATTTGCAAACGGCTTTTTCAAGGCCGGCGCCTGGACCGACGAATGGACTGGCGGCGCGGCTTACACTCCGGACAGCCATGCATTCATCAAATTCTCCGACGCCAATTGCGACCCCATCAAGCTGTTCGACGATCTCCGGACCCGCATGAAAAAGAAAGGCCGCCGCGCGCCTAACAAGCTGGGGCTCGGTGAGGACGCATTCAACGCCCTCAAGGAAAACCCGATCATCCTCGACCACGTGAAATATGGCGGGAGCACCGCCAACCCGGCCATCGTCAATGAAAATGTTCTGGCGGAAATGTTCGGGCTTCAGAAGGTTGCCGTTTTCGGCTCTACCTACAATGCGGCGAAATTCGGGGCGCCGGAAGACATGGAATTCATCTGCGATCCGGCTTCCGCGCTGCTGGTTTACGCGACGGATGCCCCTGCGGTCGACGAACCCTCTGCCGGCTATATGTTCACCTGGGACATGCTCGGCGACGGCAATTATATGCCGGTTCTTCAGTATCCCGGTGAAAACGGCACGCACTCGGAGTTCATTGAGGGCCTCATGGGCGTTTCCACCAAAAAGACTGCTGACGATCTCGGTATCTTCCTGAAGGGGTGTGTGTAATGTATATCGCATTGCGCCCCGTGCGTATTGCCGGCCATGACTACCGCATCAATGACGAAATTCCGGACGATTGCGTTACTTCGCACCGTCTGGAAGCCACCGGGTTTATAAAGCGGATCCCCAGCAAGGCCGTGCCCGCGCCGATTCTCGGGAGTGACGGGAGTATTTCGACCGTCGACCTCGAACCGGCAGATGTCAAGGCGGCGCTGGTTTTTCTGCAGCAGACCCCGGCGAATGCGGCAAAGTCTGTCCCGGCGATCACCTCGCAGCCGCTGTTGGATTACCTGAAGCTCATCGACGGCCGCAAGGCGGTGCAGGAAGCGTTCAATACGCCAGCGAACGGCGGTGGAGAAGATGCAGGAAGTACAAAATAGCGCCCTTCCGGACGAGGCAGGGGTGACATATTCCTATACCCCGTCCAAATGCCAGGACAAGGGCATCAACCAGATGCGCTTTGAGCTTGGCGATACGGATGTCCACGGGAATGCCCGGACCTCGGCGCTGTGCGATGAAGAGTACAACGCCATGATAACAGGCAAAGCGTCATGGAACCTCGCAAAGCTGGCCTGCCTGGAAGCAATCGTGATGAAGCTCGCCTATGAGGTTGATACCTCGGTCGGCGGGCTTTCTTACTCTCTTTCGGCCCGCGCCGACCGCTGGCTCCAGATGCGTGACAAGCTGAAAAGCCAGCTTGCGGGAGGAATCCCCAGCGGAAACGCTGACGCCCTGAGCGGCCCGGCCTATTTCTACCCGAACATGCTCGCCAACAACTGGAAGGGGTGATATCCCCATGTTTTTGCGGCCTGGCGATGGGTGGCAGGAGTTCAAGTGCTATTCAAAGCAGAGCGATACAACGCCTGGCGGGCGCCCAAAGAGTTCGGGCCTGACGCCTTGCGGGACGCTCGAAGGTATTCTCTCCGACGCGACCCCCCAGGAGATACAGGCCTGGAAGCAGATCGACCACCCGATTACCTGTAAGATTGTGCAGGAAGACCCTGACACCGTGGCGGAGGCGGAAGATGTCCTCACCATAGAGGGATCGGGCATGAAAACACGTTACTTCTACGTGCAGGGGGTCAAAAATCCTGGGGATCTATATCAGTACGTGATCTATTTCTGTCAGGAAAGGGATGGGTTAGATGGATGATGCGGCGGCAAAGATTGAGGAAATTCGCAGCGGCATTAAGATGCATATCGAAAATCAGATGATCGCTCGCGGCTTTTCGGCGGCCACCGTCCTTTATAATAACACGCAGCTCGTGCTTCGTGGCCGGCGCAGCGGCCGCACCTATCTGATCCCGAACACCAAGCGGCACTATACCGCATCGGTACCCGGGGAGCCACCGGCCAACAGAACCGGCATCTTCCGGGCGTCGTGGCGGCCGGAAACCCATACGGAGGGCGTCGGAGATAATATCGAAGTGCATTCAAACGCGATCAGCACCTATAAAGTTGGTGGCCGTGTCCTTGGCCGTATGCTTGAAGATGGTACGCCAAAAGGAAAAATGAAGCCTCGGCCCTATATGAAGCTAGTGCGTGAAAAGTCACAAAAGCAGATCGACCATATTTATAGCCGCCCGTATTTTTAGCGGCAGGAGGTGGGCGAAGTGATTGAAAGCCAGCTGCTGTCTCACCTGATCGCCGACAAGACGCTCGGCCCCATGCTGGCGACATATAACGGCAAGCCAGCGATATTCGAGCAGACCGCTCCGGGCGACAAGGATAAAAACTGGAGCGGGAAGCAGTTCAGCCGGATCATCTATGACATCGACACGGAGGCGTCGCCGGCGCGGAAAACGACCGGGACCCTGCGGATCGATGTTGAGAGCACGGATTCAAGCACCCAGTTCGACGCCATCTCGCCCGTCCTGAAAGCCGCCATCGACGGCTATTTTTTTTCGTCCGATGATGGAAACGCGGTCGCGGCGCGGTGGCTGAGGTCTGACAATTTCACAACCGACGAAAGCCACAGCGTCTTCGGCTGCACCCACACCTATGACCTTTATGCGTTCCCGGTGCAGAACGTCGAAGACAGCATGGACCCGGTGGCGGTGATAAACACCGGAACCAAAAAACAGTCCCCAGACGCGAAGGTCATCGGGGTGGACACTCTGGACAACGCTTGGGCTCCGACAGACGCGGCCCCGGCAATCTACTGGCGATCTTCCGACGTTCGGAGCGATCCGGCCATGTCAAACTATGACAGCTGGGCCGTCGCGTGGCTCCAGGTAACGATGCAGGGGCATGTATTCGCTCCTTCGCAGACGCGCCGCAACAGCATCGTAAAGCGGCTCGGACAAGTGATATGTCAAGGGCAGCGGCTTTTGTTCGCGGACGGCTCCCCGCTGACCATTCGCAGCATGCGTATCGACAATGGCGCGGATCCGCTCCGGGACGGCCAGATCACGGTCATTGGTTCATATGGCGTTCTTCAGGCCCAGGTCGGCGGGGGAACGCCGCTTAAAATCATCAAAATCAGTTAGGAGGCTTGAAAAATGGCAAGCGGAAACAGCACGGCAGCCCCTAAAGCCGCCGCCGTAAACGCCCCGGCCAAGCCGGCAGCAAATTCCGTCCCGAAAGCGAGCACATATTCCATCGACGAATTCGCGGCGGCTTCCAAGACGATGGGTGCGACGCCGGACGTGGTCCGGGCCGCGCTTCGCACGGCTGGCAAGACGGCGTACACCAAAAATGACGCCAAAATGATCATCGAAAAGTACAAAAAGAAGGAGGTTAAAGCGTAATGGGACAGTTTTACCTCGAAAATGAGGAAAAAATCCGCCCTGGCGTATATAACCGCTATTCCAATCGCGGAACAACGAACAATACCGGCGCGGTCTATGGCATTGTCGCGGTTCCGATTCACGCCAGCTGGGGACCGCTTGAAAAGGTGAATCTCTTTACAGCGTCTGAGATCGACAAGCTGAAGGCTATGTATGGCACATCCGGGACGGTCGACGCGGCGCTGGAGCTTTTTGCGGGCGGTGCGTCCAAGGTCTATGTCTATCGCCTTGGCACAGGAGGCACAGCAGGCAGCGTCACCCTGAAGGATACGGCGGTGGATACGCCTGCCGATGTCCTTACGGTGACCGCGCTGTACCCCGGCCAGCGTTCCCTTTCCGTTACGGTCCGGGAAAAGCTTACCGACGCAACGCAGAAAGAACTTCTCATCACGGACGGTACGAAAATCCTTGAAACGTTCGACTTTGCGGTGAAAGAAGAATCTACCTCCGAGATTGACACGCTGATTTCCAATGTTGCGGAAGCCGGCAGCCAGTATGTCAAGCTTACGAAGGTCGCGGAGGGCGGGAACGGCGAAATCGCCGCTGTCTCGAATGTCGCCCTCGTCGGTGGTGCAGATCCCGAGGTCGTCAACAGCGACTATTCCAATGCGTTCAATGCGTTTGAGGCCTACCGCTGGAACGCCATTACAATCGACAGCTGCGAAGATGATGTGAAGTCTTTGCTGCAGGAATATATCGACCGTATCTACCAGACCGGGAAATGGAGCTACGCCGTCATGGGGGATCCCACATCGGTCGGCTGGGCGAACCGCCTTGCCCGGGCCGCCCAGTGCAACGACAAGCTGGTCATCTACGTCGGCGGCGGCTGGAATGACAGCGATGGGCCGGTGGACGGATACCGGGCGGTATGCCGCGTCTGCGGCTTGATCTCGTCCACGCCGGCCAACCAGAGCGTCGTACACTCGGCAATCCCCGGTGCGGTGTCACTGATTGAAAACCTTAGCAACACCGATTACGAGGACGCCATCACGCACGGCATGCTGGCAATTTCCATGGATGCGTCGGACACGGTGCAGCTGGATGCCGGCGTAACCACGCTTATCACTCCCGGAGAAAACGATGATGACGGGTGGAAGCATATCCGCCGCCTTGTAACCCGCAATGAAAGCATGGACCGCGTCGACCGCGCCCTTTCCCCGCTGGTCGGGAAGGTAAACTGCGACAAGGACGGAATCGCCATTGCCATTCAGGCCGCTCAAAAGGTCCTCGACGCGATGGTCGGAGAGAAAAAGCTCGCAGACGGCGCCAGCTTCTACGTTGATCCGGATAAGCCGGCTAAGGTGGACAGCGCCTACTTCATCATTGACGAAGACGATATCGATAGCCTGGAAAAGGTCTATCTGCATTATCGTTTCCGCTTCAGTGCTACGGCATAAAAGGAGGAACAGAACACATGAGTCAGGCTATCATTCCGGAAGGTCTTGACCCCCGTAAGGTCATTACCGGCAAAGACGGGCTGCTTCTCGTCGGGGTCGGCGACAACACGCCTATCCCGCTGGCCAACTGCAACACGTTCAAGATCACTCCGAGCTTCAACAACACGGATCTTCAGCCGGTGGGCAGCATCCTTTCCTATGGCATTCCCACCGGGGTTACGGTGGCGCTTTCTATGACGGAAATCGTCATTAGGGATGATCTGATGATCCAGCCGCTTTTGGATGCGCTTCTCGCGGGGCAGATCCCGTGGTACGACTTCCAGGGCAAGTACACCCGGCCGTATGACGGGCAGGAAGAGCGGGTTATCGCCAACTACTGTATCCCGGACGGGGACATCGACCTGATGTCGCTGAGCCCCGGAGATATTGTAACGCGCGAGTGGAAATTCCGCTGCAATTCGATCCCGAAATACCAGTCCCTGTTTTCGTAAGGAGGAAAAAAGCAAATGGATAAATCAATTCAGAATAAGCCGGTCGAGGAAACCGGCGTTGATGCCGCTGCGATTGCCTCTCCGGAAGCCGAAACCGACGTCGTTTCTATGTTCCTTTCTGCGGCGGGGTACAGGACCGACGAATCGCTGTTTCGCCCCATCACGCTGAAGCGCGCCGGCAAGCAGGTCCTTCCGACGTTCCGCGTGCGCCCGATCTCCGAGAAAGAGGCGTTCCAGGCGCATAAATCGGCCACGACGTACATGGCCAATCCCACGAATCCCCGCCTACCCAAGATCGAAAAAGCCACAGACGGGTCACTGAACGACAGCTATATCATCTATACCGCCACGGTGGCGGAGGACCGCCCGAAAACGTGGGACAACCCGAAAGTCATCAGTGCCCTTCAGGCGAAATACCCGGAAATCGCCACAGGGGTGCAGGTGATCGACGCGGTCCTCACCATCGGCGAAAAAGAGGCCATTGTCGAGCAAATTCAGGCCCTCAGCTATCCTGACGACACTGCCAAGGTGACGCCGGAGGAATACGCAAAAAACTGATACACGCCAGCCCGCTCGCGAAAAAGCTCCATTACATATTTCTCTACACCGGTCATCCGGCGCAGGAGGTAATGTCGTGGAACGAAAATCAGCGGGCTTTTGCGCTGGCCTCGGTGGATGTTGCCCTTGAAGAAGGGGAAACTCCGCTGACAATTCAGGATTTACCACACAAAGAAAAACCATAACGAGATTTGGAGGCGATGGTGGGTGGATGGTGGGAATAGCGAAGTCGTAATCGACGTTGTGGCGAAATTAAAGGACGAGATGTCCAAAGGGGTTCAGCAGGAAACCCAAAATGTTTCAAAATTCGATGCGACGGTCGAGCGGGCACAGAAGGATACCGCCAAATTCGGTTCTACCAGAGCCCGGCCGCTCATTGATGTCAACGATAAGGCAACCTCCAAGATTCGTGATGCGACCAGCAGCGGCCAATCCTTTGCCCGGCGCGCGTTCACCGCGACATTGAGCGCGACGGACAAGGCGACCAAGACGGTCGACCTGATTCACGGGAGCTGCAAATCGTTCGCCAGCTCTGTTTTCACGGCCACGCTGAAGGTTGCCGACAAGGTCACAGCTCCGCTTCGGTCAATCGTGGACCATATTCTGTCTGTGAAAACGTTGATCGCCGGCATAGCGACCGGCGCGGCGGTGAAAGAACTCATAGGGGTCCCGCTCCAATTGGCAGATAACCTCTCCACTGCGTCCGTTGGCTTTGAGACGATGCTTGGTTCAGCGTCGAAGGCTCAGCAGATGATATCGGATATTCAAAAATTTGCGATTGAAACGCCTTTCGGCACACAGGATCTGGTACAGGACAGCCAGCAAATGCTTGCTTACGGCTTCAGCGCGAAGCAGATCATCCCTACGCTGAACGCCATCGGTAACGCCGAGGCGGCCTTGGGCGGCGGCTCAGAGGGCATCCAGCGCGTGATCGTCGCCTTAGGCCAGATGAGGATGAAAGGCAAACTGTCCTCTTCCGAGATGCTGCAGCTGACCGACAATAGCATCAACGCCTGGAAATATGTTGCCCAGTCGATGGGGAAGACGGTTCCGGAGATCCAGAAGATGGCCGAAAAGGGATTAATTCCAGCGGATAAAGCCATTGACGCCATCGTAAAAGGCATGGGTGAATTCAATGGCATGATGGACAAGACGGCTAACCGTACTGCATCAGGGCTTCTATCGCAGATCAAAGATACATTCGATGTCGGAATTATCTCAAAATGGGGGCACGGCCTCCAGACCGGTGCGATTAAGGGCCTTTCGCGGTTCAATAAATTCCTCGCGGATATTGGTCCGACGCTGAACAAGGCCGGGTCGAGCCTCGAAGATTTCGGCGCTGCGTTAAGCACGAAAGTATTTGATGTGCTGGGCCACATCGAGGACCGCATGACCAAGGTTTTCAACTCGGACCGCTTCAAAAACGCATCCATCGGCGGGAAAATCAAAATTGCGTGGGACGAGGTTATTTCAAAACCATTTGCCGATTGGTGGGACAGCACAGGAAAAAGAAAAATCGCAAAGAAATTGTCCGGGATCGGGGAAAGCCTCGGTTCCGGGATAACAGGCGGCATCACGGCGCTCCTCGGATTCAGCGATGGGGATGCGCGGCAGCAGGGAGCCAATCTTGGCTCAAGCTTCTGCTCTGGGTTTTTGAAGGGCTTCGACGGCAAAAAGATCGTAAGCGCGTTTCAGAATTTCGCCGAAACGCACAAGGTGCTTATGGTCGCGATCGGGCTTAAATTCGGCACAAGTTTCGTGAAGGGCCTTTCCAATGCAATCACCACGAGCAAAACGATCACGGGTGCCCTGAGCGGCATTTTCGGAAAGGGTAAAAGCAACAGCGGAAGCGGCGGTTCCGGGATGAACATGCCGAACGCTTCTACCATCGGCACTATGAACGTGCTGGCGAACGTGGTGAACCTGGTCGGAAAATCTTTTGTCGGCGTGCCCAGCGTCCCGGCGACCGGCTCACGGTCCAGCGGGGCACCGGCGCTTCCTTCCGGAGAAAAACCGCTGCTGGAATCCGGCGAGGCGGCCGCAGGCGGCAGTCTGTTGCAGAAATTCGGCGCGTCTAAGGCAGGAAGCCTGTTTGGAAAAATTGGGACAAAGCTCGGTTCCGGTGCCGCGACCGCAGGCGGTGCGGCGTTGGCCGGTTCCGCCGCAACTGCCGGCGCGATTACAGCCGGAGTCGGCGTGGCCAGCGCCGGCAAGGATCTCTATAATGCGAGTAAGATGCCGGCCGGGCAAGCCAAGCGAGAAAAGCAGTTCCAGGGTGGGACAAAGCTTGGAATGATCGGCGCCGGCGCGTTGATAGGATCTGTCGTGCCTGGGGTTGGTACAGCTGTGGGCGCGCTGGTCGGCGCCGGTGTAGGCGGTGCAAGTGCCCTGATTGGCGGCAACAAAGCCGGCTCGGCACTCGCAAAATCCACGAATAAGGGCGGCGCCCTGAACAACGCCGGCAAAGCGGTCGGAGGCTTTTTCGCAAAGACGGTTCCGGACACCGCAGGAAAGATTGGCACCGGGATCGGGACTTTTGTAAGCACAAAAGTCGCTCCAACGGTTTCCGGCGCGGGGAAGGCCATCGGGGATGTCTTCACAAATAAGATTCCCGGTGCCTTTCAGACGATGGGAGCCGGCCTCGGCACGTTCTTTACGCAGATGATCCCACAGGCCGTGCAAACGGTGGGGACCGGCATCGGTACGTTCTTCACGAGTACACTTCCAAACTTTTTTACACAGCAGTTGCCCTTTGCCATAGGTTATGCAACCGGAAAAGCGCAAATATTCTTCACCCAAGATCTACCAAACTTTTTTGGGAACCTGTGGAATGGGATCTCGACGTTCTTTACCTCCACACTTCCGACGTGGGCGTCAAATGTTTGGAACGGCCACATCGTCCCGTTCTTTACGCAAAGCATCCCGAATTTCTTCGGAACCCTCTGGAACGGGATCTCGACGTTCTTTACCTCCACGCTTCCAACGTGGGTGTCAAACGTCTGGAATGGCCACATCGTCCCGTTCTTTACGCAGAGCATCCCGAATTTCTTCGGAACCCTCTGGAATGGGATTTCGACGTTCTTCACCTCCACACTTCCGACGTGGGTGTCAAACGTCTGGAATGGCCACATCGTCCCGTTCTTTACGCAGAGCATCCCGAATTTCTTCGGAACCCTCTGGAATGGGATTTCGACGTTCTTCACCTCCACACTTCCGACGTGGGCGTCGAACGTCTGGAATAACAACATCACTCCGTTCTTTACGAAAACGATCCCCGGATTCTTCTCCAGCCTATGGGGTTCGGTAAATACGTTTTTTACAAATACCCTCCCGGAGCTCGGAACCACCATTTGGAATAGCATCAAGGGATTCTTCACTAATACCCTGCCGAACTTCTTCAAAGACATATGGGGAACGATTACTCACAATTTCAGCGCAGGTTACAGCGCTGCGACAAGCGGATCCACTCAAAGCGCGCACAAGGCGGCCGGCGGCCTTATATCCCGGCCGACAGTGACGCTTCTCGGTGAAGAGGGAACGCCTGAAATGGTGATCCCACTGAGCAGCCGGAGGCATGATCGTGGTGTGCAGCTCTGGCGGCAGACCGGGAGCGCGCTCGGCCAGAGCATTGACGCCAAAGCCAACGGCGGTTTCGGTGGGGATGTCATTCAATTCCCGTCGAGTCCTTCGGAGGCTGATACTCCGAATCCGCATCCGCGTCCGGCGCCCGCTGCGGCCGGAGGCGCTGGCGGCGGTAAGCCCCAGGTCATCATTCAGTCCATCAAAATTGTTGTAGAAGGAGGAAATGGGGATGTGGTACAGCAAATTAAAGACCACAAGGATGAAATAGCGAACATTGTCAGCGATGCGATTGCCGAGGGGATTGAAAAGGATCACGACAACACGCCGCTGGAGGAAAGCGCATAATGGACATCTATTTGACTGAAATGAGCGGGGATCCGGCGACCGCAAGCGGGAGCCGGATCCGCTTACCGACACTTCCCGCGAAAATCTCAATGGACACGAGCGCGGGATTTCTGTCCTTCGATGTCATGGGACAAGGCGAAATGATTTTGCCGGGTGGAACCGACCTAATCTCCATATCATGGGATTCGGTGTTTTACGGAGCCGCCAGGAAAAATTATCCGTCTGCACTCATGCGGGAGTGGCAGGATCCCGAAACCCTCCGCGCCCTGTTTATCAAATGGAGAGCAAACCACCAGCGGCTTCAGATTAACGTCACAGAAACCGCCATTAATTACGATGTCTATATTTCTTCATTCCGTCCTGCCAATTCCGGCGCGTTTGGCGATATCAGCTACAGCATTGAGTTCAAGGAGGCGCTAAATCCTACGATTGGCGTCCTGTATCTCACGTCTGCCGGCACGATACCCAAGGATCTGGTTGCAAACGGAACCAGCTTTACCTGTGACACTCATACGACTGTGAAAATCGCTCCTGGCGGGAAATATACGGCGCTTGTCTACTGTTCGGCCGGCCGGCCGAACGTCGTCGCCGGCACAGGCGGCGTGGTGGATATCTCCCTCACAAAGCGGAACGGGAGCAGCTGGTATTATAGCTGCAACGCGAAAGGCGGCTTAGGGACATGCACGGGCGTGTATATCAACGGCAGCGCAAAGCCGGTTTTTCTGTGCCTGATTGATATTCACGGCTTCGGAGCAAAAAGCCAGGCGGCCGCTGTGTCAGCGAAAAAAACGTATACCATTACGACATCCGACACCCTGTGGAGCATCGCCGTAAAAATGTACCGCGACGGGAGCAAATGGACGTCGTTATATAGCGCAAATAAATCGACAATCGAGGCAGCGGCGAAGAAACACGGCCAAAGCAGCTCTCAGAACGGCAAATATGTCTATCCGGGAGAGAAGCTGATAGTCCCATGAGAAGGGAGGCGACGCATGGCCATGTTACCCGCTTCATTCACCCTGTGGTGCGATAAGGGAGGAAAACGGTATCAGATGCGGGGTGCCTGCTCAAAGTGCATCCTGGAAGAACAGGATGGGCAACTGGCGGAATCTCTTTCCATAGAGCTCGCGAATATGCGGGCGGCTGGCACATATATCGGCTCCGCCATCGACCCCGGCGACATCCTCCACCTATCCTGTGACGACGGTGATCGGAAAGGCGAACTGTTCCACGGCCCGATATGGACGCAGGAATACCGGCATGACTCGCAATCTCTGGCAATTACCTGCTATGATCCGCTGATCTACATGCAAAACAGCCAAGACGCTCTCTTCTTTCCAGCCGGCAAAACCACACAGAGCATTTTTCAGACGATTTGTTCCCGGTGGAAAATCCCTCTGCATTACACCTATACCAGCATTTCGCACGGAAAAAAAGCATGGATGGGGAATCAAATATCGGATATGTTTCTCGAACTGCTCAAAGAAACAAAGAAGAAAACCGGAAAAGCGTATCGAATGCGATATGAAAATAATGCGATCGATGTTGCCTATCGCGGCAATAATTCCATAATTTACAAACTGTGTTCAGGCGAAAATGCCACCGCCGCCTCTTTCGGCCGGTCAATGGAGAATGTCGTCACCCGGGTGTTGATTACCGGGAAAGAAGATAAAAATGGTAACGCTCCGGTGGAAGCCACGCTGGACGGCCAATACGGTTACCGATACGGGACACTCCAGAAAGTCCAGTCGCGTGACTCGAACACCACATTGGCGGCAGCCAAAGCCACAGCGACACAGCTGCTGTGGGATAACCGTCTTCCCAAACAGACGTTTATGGTGGATGCTGTCGATTGCCCGTTCCTGCGTAAGGGCGACCTGATCTACAACTACACCGGCGCGAATGGGGGACAGGTCAAGGTCGTGGTCGCTTCCGTGACACACGACCTGATTAAAAATACGATGTCTTTGGAGCTTGAAACATGAACGACGAGAAAAACGGAATCACCAGATTAGGCAGAGTGCTGGAGTCGAGGTCACATAAGGTGGCCGCGTTCCACAACCAAAATCACGATTTTTTAGGGACAATCGTTTCGGACGGCTTGAAGCTGGACGTATACCCAGCCGTTATTCCTCACGGATCCTATCTGGTTTGCCGTTCGCTGTGCCAGCCGACAGACAAATGGACAGTGGTTGCAAGCAATTCCGAGCCCGTTAAGCTGCCGGAAACGCTGCGGCCGCTGCAGATCGGCGACCGCGTTTTGGTCGTCATGACTGGAAGTAAGGAGAGTCCGGAGGTCGTCGTGGTGGACATTGTGGAGGAGGGATAGCATGCCGGACCTATTTCCAGATGCGGTTGTCGAAGATTCCGAGGATGAATCGACGGCAGAAGAGTTTACCGGATATAAATCGGCGCCCTATTTTGACGGGAAAGATTTTAGCCGGGACGGTGCCCATCGTGTCGTTATGGCAAACGGGGCCACCGCCTGGGGACAGTGGTGCGAAAAGTGCTTGAAAACTCAAAAGGGTGCGAGTCCCTATTATCCTGATTGGTATGGTGTCGATTGGCGGCGCGTGCTTTCATGCGGCGACCGTGATCTCGCGGAGAATATCGTTTCCCGCGAGATCACAGATACGCTGAAATCGGATACATACGGCCGGCTGGATCATATTGAGAGCATCGAATGTTCATGGAGCGACACATCGCTTGACGTTGTAGTGGCGGCCGTTGGGATAGACGGCAGCACCGAAATAATAACCGTTTCACAGGGGGTGACATAAATGGATGACTTTGTGGCCCCTGATTTCTTAACCGAGGACCAAGATACAATTTCGAAGCGCATACAGGAGTCTTTTCCGCCTGACATTGATACATCGGATGGAAGTTTTGCGGGAGATACTATTCGGCCAATCGCCTCAGAGGAATCACGGTTCAAGCAATTTACGCTTGTTCAGGCGATTAAGCAGATATTGCCGCAATTTTCCGATGGCGAATGGCTCGATTATCACGCAGAAAATGTTGGGCTTGTGCGGAAAGCCGCAGTCCCGGCCGTTGGCAGCGTAACGGTAACGGGGGCGGAGGGGACTTTTATCCCCGCAGGGACGATATTTTCGACAGCCAGTGCGAACGATACGCAGTCTTTAGATTTCGCGACTACTTCGGATGCGACGATTCCGGAAGCCGGGACGGTAGACATTGAGGTAACATGCACATCGGCCGGCGCAAACGGGAATGTTCAGGCCGGCACGATCATCTTAAAAGGCAGCGATACTGCGTCCGGAATAACCGCTGTTACCAATCAGGCCGCATGCGCGGGTGGGACAGATGAAGAAAGTGATGACAGTCTGCGCGCCAGAATCGCCTATTACAACAAAAACCAGATTCGATCTTTTGTCGGCAGCCCATCCGACTATAAACGATGGGCTCTGTCCGTCGCGGGGACGGGGACCGCGACGATCATCTCCTCGCAGGACGATTCCGGGCTCGTGACGATCATCCTCACGGATTCCAACGGGGCTCCTGCTACTACTGATCTATGCAATGCGGTCTATAACTACATCATGCAGCCGGACAACCCCGATCTCCGGCTGGCTCCAATCAATGCTTATCTCGTCGTTTCTCCACCTGAAATGGTGCATATAACGGTGTCAGCCATCATCAAGCTGACGGATGCCGCGACGATAGAAACGGTTAGTTTAGGGTTTCAGGACAGTTTGAAAAATTACTTTACTTCCATCCGTTCTGACGATGCTCAAGAAACTGCCGAGGTTAAATACACCCAGGTTTCCGCTCTACTTTCGTCGGTGGCCGGTTGCGACGATTTCCGAGATCTAAAGGTGAACGGTGCCACGGCAAATATATCGTTGTCAAAATCTCAGTTTCCGGTTCTGGACTCCGTTTCTTTGACGGCCGGGGAGGTATAGCATAATGACAACAGACCTGATGCTGAAAATTCTGAAAAGCCCGGAAGCAAAGGCTATTGTGCAGCGATTATCTCCGGTGTATGGAGAAGCTTATACAGCCCTCTGGATTTTTGAGATCCTGGGCAGAGAATGGGACGACCTTGGGAAATATTCGGACGAAATGCTCCTTCAGGTCGTGCCGCAGACGGCCACCTGGCTGATTCCATATTGGGAAGATACCTATGGCGTCGGACGTAACGCGAACCTTTCAATCGAAGAGCGCCGCCAGCCCGTCCTGAACGTCCTGAGGACCAGAGGGCCGCTTAATCCTTATAGGCTTGAACATATCCTGTCGTCTATTACAGGCCGCCCCTGCACGATCAAAGAGCGTACAGGCAAGAATAAGTTCACTATCTGCATCGATTCGAACCGTGCCCCGGCAAACGTCGGTATGGTATATGCGACAGTTGGATCCATGAAGCCGGCGCATCTCAATTACCAGGTCAATTTTGAGCAGAGCGATCACGTCAGCCTTTATGTGGGATGGTTAGCGCAGGTCTGCAAAAAAATAACTTTGAACCAGGTGAATTAAAATGGCTCTCGAAAATTTTGTCGTCACGGATTCCGGAAAAGCCTTGTTGGCGGAATCGCAGACCGGGGAGAAAATCACTTTTACCAGGGCAGCGGTGGGAGATGGGGAACTTGATGGCCAGGACCCGGAACAGCTTACCGATATTGTTCATAAGGTTCTGGACCTTAGTATTTCCTCATTAAGCAGAGATCAGAATATTGCCACGGTTAAAGTTTTATTCTCAAATGCGGATATGCAGGAAGCTTTTTTTTTAAGAGAAATGGCGCTGTATGCAAAAGACGATGATGGGAATGAAATACTGTACGCTTATGGCAACGCTGGAGCAACGCCCGATAGTATTCCTCAATATAGTGTTGCGCCGACAGAGTTTGTCTTTTCCATCAACCTTGTGATCGCGGACTCGGCAACTATTTCGGCAGTTATTAACGGCAGCCTTGTGTATGCTACCAAGGATGATCTGGCGAAAAAAGCTGATCTTGAGAATGGCGTGGTATCGGCGTCAGAGCTTCCGAAAGCAAGTACCGATATAGCGGGGGTGATAAAGTTGTCCCAGGATCTCGTGCTGAATGAAGACGGAACGCTCGCAATCAATAAAAGCAAAGTCGGCGGAACCGGCGCGGTTCCCATTACGATTGAAGAAGACAACGTGGCTGCGGCCATCGAATTGCCAATCAAATTTAATGACAACGATGAAGTAATAGCGACGGACGACAGCAGCGGCACCGGTATTATTTCATTAGAGCAAATCGGCAGGAAGTTGGAATTCATTGCGAGAGAAGTATTATAAAAGGGGGAATTATAAATGGAAGCGATATTGGCAACAAAACCTTATGTTGATGCGCAGAGCCAGAATAAATTTTCGGTTTACGGATTTAATTCTGACGAGGACAGCGCACCAACGCAGGTCAGCAATGACGATGGAATCCCGGCAGCAGCGTTTCCTCATGGGACAGATCGGTATTTGGTCCTGGAGACTGACTGGGCGAAAAGGGCTGATATTCCGGTGTCCCTCGAATATTTTATGGACACCGAAGAAGCGGCAAAAGCTCTGTGCTTACAGCTCGGTTATAGCTTCGACGGTGCGTCGTTTGCTTGGCTTGACGCAGAAACTGTCACAGCACCGTCCGACAAACTATCTCATCAGATCTCACTTACTTCCGCTATCCCGGCTACGGCTATCCCAACGGGGGATGCACACACTTTGCGCATTAAAATTCGCAGGTTGGGAAGCAACGACGCAGATACCCATGATGGGAATTTCTGCTTGACCGCCGTAAAATATTACAGGGTATAGGGGGGGCTGAATATTGATTAGCACTGTATCAGGTACTTACCCGGATATTGCCTGGGACATATCTCCCACTGCTGCCAATGGAAAACTGGAGATGCCTCAGGCAAGCGTGGAGGTCTGTAACGTGCAGTATCAGCTTGAAGCTGCGGAGTTTGATCTGAAGGATGGAACTGTCTATCTTACTCCTGACGGTTACGCGTTTGCCCCGGATACCGATGAAACAGGCGGTGCTTCGCTGACCAAATTCCCCAATGGGGAGAAATACTGGGCGTGTGCCGTTAAAATCGAGGATGGTAAAGAGAATATTCAGGTATTGAAAGCGGTGAAAGCATGATTATCTTTGGTGCGCAGAAAAAGGTGCAACCGGAACCTCCGGCAGAAAACTTTTCATTAAATTCAGACGACGTGGAAGTGTTTTCCGCCTTATGGCAGCGGGAACACTGGAAAGATGTATCAAATACTCTCAATCCGTCAACGGGGCTTATGGTCGAAACTGTCGCCGAGGGAAGTCAGAGCGTTAATGTATATTCGGCAAGCGGCACACTGACGGGAAATATCAACAAAACCGCCATGATAAAAATCGGCGGAAATTATCATCTTGTCGCGACCGGTGGAACGGCGGCAGGGAACAAAGTTCCGATTACCATTTACCCGGAAGCGCCTTCTGGCGGCTATGCTGATGGAACAGCAGTAGAGTTTTGTGATTCCAGTCTGGAAGTTCACGATTTTAACCTGGGATCAAACGCATGGGTCTATCAGCCCGGTTTTAGGGCATTTCAGGTTATTAATCCATCTGCCTGCGGTTACGCCAGTAGGCCAAAAGGCTTTTTTGTTCGGCATAGGCCAACCGGGACGGAGGGTGTGGATTACAATGTCGTTCTTTTCCATCCCTTTTATGCTTTCAAATTTCAAGCATCCAAAGCCGATGCGACGGCCTCCACAGGCGGTAGCAGTACGGTCGCTGTCTCAAAGAGCGGTGTAATCCCGTGGACGACCATTACATATGACAATGCTTTGATCGCCTGTGCGACCAGCGATGCGACGAATGGAAAAGACATCGGAGTACGCCTTATACGCGATGAAGAATGGGTTGCACTGGGCATTTATTCGATGCTCCTTGGCCCGGACCGTTTTGGAAGTAACCGTTGGGGACCTTATGAAAACAATAGCAGCTTGAAAGATACTGACGACGCTGGAATCACGTTTACGGCAGATCCTACGGTTTCCAGCCGTGCATTGACCGGCACTGGTATTAAATCAGGGTGGAAGACAGGTCAGAATCTTACGAGCCATACGGGAAGGGTCAATGGTGTCTATGACCTCAATGGTAACGTCTGGGAGTGGACTGCCGGCTTGAAGTTGAAAGTAGGGAGTGCAGGGACCGGCTATTTATATGTTGATGAAGCGGATACGGGCTTACAATTCCCGACAAATTGGTCAAGCAGTAGCGAAGATGTTACGGAACTCAACACGGATCCTAAACTTGCGAAGCACGCTGTTATGGGGGATTGCGATAGTTCCGGATTGGCCGAATTTGGGAATGATTATCAGTACCAAGGTACAAGTGCAAATACTGAGTGTTTGCCTTTTCGCGGTGGTGATTGGCGTGATTCTGCTTCCGCTGGCGTGTTCGCCCTCGGCATCGATAATCCGCGCTCGTCGACTTCGGGGAGCGTGGGTTTCCGCGCCGCTTTTTGCGTATCGTGATTTTTGCGTTTTAAGAATATCTGCTGTGGCGCGGTAGCGCCACTTTTATCTACACCCGCGTAAGCGGGTCGCGAAAAATTGGAAAATGGGGATAGGTTTGAGGGCTATCCCCATTTTGATTTTCCTGTCGAAAAATTACGAAGATTGTAATTTCATTCCAAAAGCGAGATTTTTATATCAGAAACTCATTATACTATTACAGAATAGGTAAAGTTTTTGATAATATGGAGCTTCTATGTCTGAAAAGAACGATCATAGACACTTTGGAAAAGCCTACGAGCAACTTTTTATCCAGCAAAAGGTGTATGACCTCGGTCTGTACTTATGGCCGGTGCTCGGGAAAATGAATAAGGAGCAGCGCTTTGTAATCGTCCAAACGCTGATGCAGGAATTCAATTCAATAAAAAAGCTGATCTTTGTTGCGAACAAAAAATACACTAAAAAGGACACGCTTCGTCAACTTGATACCGAGATCGGGGCGTTCAAGATGGATATTCAGTGGGCAAACGATTTGGGTTATCTGAAGGATCCCCAGTTTGAAAACATTTCAAAATGCATTGTCGAGGTCGGGCAGATGGTAGGGGGGTGGTTAAAATCTGAGCGTGAAAAGTCCGGAACAATCGATTCAGAAGGAAAAGAATATATATGCTCGGTTTGCGGTGCTGTAATAACAAAGAGAATCAACGACTATTCTACTGCACACTTCGGTAGATCTTTATGCTACGCATGCCAAAAGAAAATTTCTAAAAAATAATTCGGGAACAGGCTGTATTTTGCCTTTTCGCGGTGGTGAATACGGTAACGGTGCTTCCGCTGGCGTGTTCGCCCTCTATATCAATTATACCCGCTCGTACTCCAATAGCGATGTGGGTTTCCGCGCCGCTCTATCTCCTGTCGGAGGCATATATCTAAGGATATATGAACAGAACACGAGATTAAAGGAGCCTGTTTCCATGCTTAACATTTCGGCAAAAAAATGAATTAGCTATGGATGCTGGTAGTAGCAAATGCAAACCTCGCAAAACATAGCTTAATTTGATGAATTTGGGAGTAGTTCATGTTTTGCCTTTTCGCGGTGGTGATTGGAATGATTCTGCTTCCGCTGGCGTGTTCGCCCTCAATCTGAATAACCCTCGTGCCAATTCCGGGACCAATGTGGGTTTCCGCGCCGCTCTACCTCGCGCCAGAGACGTATGTTTATGGACAGCGCACAGAGCCCGAGGATAAAGGGAACTGCTTCCGTACTGATTACAGTAAAAAAATGAAACGTTAAGGAGCCGTGAGTAGCACATCTGCGAAAATCGCTCCGATGCAAACATGGGAACGAATTTATTTTTGCCTTTTCGCGGTGGTAATTATTCCAATGGTGCTTCCGCTGGCGTGTTCGCCCTCAACATCAATAATCCGCGCTCGTATACTTCGGGGAGCGTGGGTTTCCGCGCCGCTCTACCTCATACCAGGGGCGCGCGTCCATGGACGCCGCACGGAGTCTGAGGATAAAGGAATTCGTTTCCGTGCCAGTTTGGCAAAAAAATGAATTTTGCGAAGGCTGCAAGTAGCGAAAGTGAAAGCCGCCTTTTGCGTTTTCCTGAGGTCTTAGATGCCAAAAACGATAAAAAATGTATTTCCTGAGATCACGAGGTTTGAAAACATCCACCGGGCGTATTTGAAAGCCCGGCGAGATAAACGGTATCGTTCTGAAGTTCTCAAGTTTTCGGCCCATCTCATTGATAATTTATGCCACATTCAGAAGCGGCTACTCGCTGGAGATTTCCACCCAGGCCCGTATCATGAATCTTATATTTATGAACCCAAATGCCGCCTTATTATGAAGCAGCCATTTGAAGACCGAGTAATACAGTGGGCATTTTACCGGGTGCTGAATCCTCGATTTGTCCGTGGATACATAAAAGATACTTTTGCGAGCATTAAGGATAGAGGACAGATTGCGGCGGTAGAACGACTGTATTACTGGCTTCGGCTGGTCGATTGGCAGAACAATGTACCTTGTTATCCGGTCAGTACGGTTTTACGAGTTCTTTCTGAAGCCGGTTGGCAGAACGTTCGGAATAATGGGAAGCTGGCTGTTTGGACGCACGAGGGTTTCCGTGAGATTTCCATAAACCAAACTTCCGAAAAAATATCAATCAATGACCTGCAGGCCATATCGAGGAAATCAAAAATCGAATTCCAAGATGCTCCTGAAGGCCATAAATGGTATTATCTAAAATTAGACATATCGAAATATTTCTATCGTATTTCACATGCTGTTGTGCTTCGAGAGTTTAATCGAAAGGTCAGCGATAAGCAGGTTCAGGCGTGGATGAGAGCGACTGTTTGCGATAATAATCAGAACTTCGGGCTGCCGTCAGGAAAGCGTCCGGAAGAAGTTCCGAGGGCTGAGCGCATCCCGGACCGGGGGCTCCCGGTGGGATCCCTATCATCTCAAATGCTTGCAAATCTGAACCTTAATCCGCTCGATCAGTACGCAAAGAGAGAGCTCCGTATCAAATATTATGTCCGGTATAACGATGATGTTATAATCCTTTCGGACAGCAAACAGCAGCTGAAAGATTGGCAGGATATGCTGGAGAATTTCATCAACGACCGGTTGCAGCTGGATCTGAACGACAAGGTCTGCATTCGTCCCATCAGCCTTGGAATCGAGTTCTGCGGCTTCCGATTGTGGTCTAACCATTTGAAACTTCGGAAAAGCACAGCCCTTAGAATGCGGAGAAGGTTGCGGGCCTTGATGGAAGATTATCGAGATGGTGAAATTTCATTGGAGCGGGCAAAGAAGACTCTCAGCGCCTATGACGCTCTGCTTTCACACTGCAACAGCTATTCGCTTCGGAAAAAAATCTTCGGAGAATACACCGATACGGAATGGACGGAAGGCTGGTTTTCCCTACAACGGAATAGTGCTATCAAAGAGAGCGACGAATAGCCGCTCTCTTTTTTATATAATTGCAAGGTCCTCACACGAGGGCTTTTTTTATTTTTGGGGGTGAGAGAATCACGTCAATTTTTTTGGCCTAAGGACAAATAACGGGACTGTGCATTCGCTCAAATTGGAGCGGATAAATTATTCAAAAGCAGGTGTTCATGGATGGTAGCACAGATCATAACAATCGTAATCAGCGCCTTAGGGATGGGAACAGTCATTGGCGGGTTAGTGCTGAAGAAGATCAATAAAATGGACCGGAAAGAAGACACCCGCGAAGAATCACGCAAAAAGGAAAGCATCCTGATTTTTCGCGGGTTGCAGGCGATAGGGCATCTTTCGGAGGCAACCGCGATCGCTCAAAAGGGTGGGGAACCGGACGGAAAAATGGAGAAGGCATTCACCTATTACCAAGGGTTCACAGATGAGCTAAATGCCTATCTTCTGCAACAGAATGCTGAAAGGAACCACGGGGATTAAGAAAGGAGAATTCTTATGAACATTAAGCAGGAATTCATTACTCCTAACGAGTACACTCGGCCGCAGATCAGGATGCGGAAGGTCAACGCCGTCGCCGTACATTATGCCGGTGATCCGGGCGCCAGCGCCCAGAACATGCGGGATTATTTCAACGGCACCTGCATCCGGGCCAAACGATATGCATCGTGTCACTATGCCGTAGGGATGCAGGGAGAAGTGATTCAACTGATCCCCGAGTCCGAGTGGTCATACTGCACGAACCAGCGGAACAAGGACACGATCTCGATCGAAACGTGTCACGCCGACACTACCGGGAAGTTCTCGCAGGCGGCGGAAACTTCGCTGGTGAAGCTCGCCGCGCAGATATGCAAGCGGTATGGCCTGAATCCGCTGAGCGGAGGCATCATCCGCCATTACGACGTGACGGGCAAGCACTGCCCAAAATATTATGTCGACCATCCGGACGCGTGGGCGGCATTTAAGACGGCTGTTTCCAACTGCATAGCAGGGAGACCGTTCGCCTTGCCGTCTTACGGTACGATGATCGGTGCGCCGAAAGTGGATCCAAATTTCTGCGATACCGGCTCACTGACGGTTTGCCCTGGCCAGGAATATCAGTTCAAAACCGGCTCGCCTATCACCTGCGCGAGCAGCGCATTCACACGGCTCTCCGCCGTCATTGGCCAAGATGGGTACCACTACACAAAGTTCAAAGCAGCCACGCTGACGTCCGGCGTTGGCTTTTACGCCAACGGCAAGCGCGTCTGCATTGCTGCCGTCAAGCGGCCTTACAGCGATACAACAAGACCATTTGTGAAAAAACTCGGAGAAACGTACTGCTTCAAGACAGATTTTCCTGTTGTTTGCGGCACAGGTTCAGTGTTTAGGCAGACCAAACCGGCCGAAAAGTTCGGGAGGTTTCTGCTCACCACATTCAAAGCGGTCGGCAGAGGATCCGCTGGATTCTACTGCGGCAGCACTCGGGTATGCGTGGGGACGGTCGTATGAAATGGTTCCATGGCTGGCTGAAGAACACCAGCACCCACAAGATCGTCACCACGCTTGTTTACCTCGGCTGTGCGGCCTTCATTATCGTGGTAATGATCGGATGGTTTCGCGGCCTTGAAAACGCTGTGGGCATGATGAATTGCGCGGCGATGGTCGTCGTGGCAAACAGTGTGCAGTACGCAGGGAAGGCCGGGTTTGAGCACTCAAAATGGGCGACACCTCTGGTCGCTGGTATTGCTTCCGGTCTGAGCAGCGGCGACCCGGCGGCCGGGGTCCAGAACGCGATCAGCGCCTATGAATCCGAAAAGCAGATGCAGGCCATGACGGAACAGGCCCAGCCTGCAACCTATGCGGATCCATCATCGGCACCGTCAGCGGAAGATATGCCCGCAGAGGGCGTGAATCATAACATGGCCGGGTAGACCCGGCAGGAAGGGGGTTCCTATGAATCGGTTGAACATCGGCGACTCGGTGACGGTCCACAAAACAGGCGTGGACTCCGGATGCGTCGGGGATGGTGCGACGGTGAACGTCGAGTCCATCCAGGTGCTGGACGGCAAAATACTCTACACCGGCACCTACAAAACGGCCTGTGGGGCCGATTCGATCCAGTTCGCCGAGGGCGAGTATGAGATCGTGAACCACGCCTCGAATTGATTTGCCCTTCGCAGGGCAGGAAAGAAGGCACATATGTCAGCGTTTTTTACATGGGAGACTCTTGCAACCATAGCTGGAGCGACAGCGGCAACAGCCTATATTGTTCAGTTTTTGAAAAAGTTCTCTTTGTTTTCCAAATTGAACAGTCAGGCCGTCAGCTACGGCGTTGCCCTCATCATTCTGTTTCTGGCGACCTATTTCACGGGTGGTTTGAACGCTTCGACCGGCGTGATGCTTTTCTTCAACGCCGTGATTGTGGCGTTTTCGTCCAACGGTGCCTATGACAGCGTGAAATCGACGATCACGGCAATTGAATCCGCGACCGGAACGGGCGGAAGTACATCCGCAGGGAACACGGCGACAACGCCGGACAGAGCACCGGTAATAGGTACGATTAACTCAGAGCTCCCAGAAGGAGCGTCCACCGGAGCGGTCGAGGCCGCCTCAGTGAAGCAGAATTCAGCTTTGTCCAGCGTAACACAGGGAAGCGATAACGATGCCGGCAGCACTACTACTGCGCAGGTAGATACGGCCGCTCAGGCGCCCACACAGACTGAAAGCGGGGCGGTCGCGCCCGGCACCACGGACGCGCAATAGTCCCCCTACATAAAATCAATAAGCTCTCTCGGCTGCTTTGCAGCTGGGAGGGCTTATTTTTTTTGCCTTCCTACCATGTATCCCGGCATGGGACAAATTCCACTTTCGTATTGTCGGCAATAGGGGAGAGCGGCTCCCCGTCGAATTCATTACCTTGCTTGGTGCAAATTTCAGGGCTCCGGTCCTTGCGCGGATCAACGTCAACATAAAGGTGTTCACCGCATTTATAGACCGGCCGGCCCCAGCTGTCGCGGCCTATGTGGGTTAAGGTCAATTTTTCCATGATAGTACCTCCCGAATTTTAATGTTGTTCTCTTTTCAAGGAACGATTTATACGATAAAAGGGGCGGCATATGATCCCCTGAGCCGGCAGGTTCCCGCGACGCTCCCCGCGCTGGCTGCGCGGACGTTTCGGCCCGGTCCCTCCGGGCCATCATCAGGCGGGGTAAACGCGTTCCAACTCAAATATTGCCCAGCGGAGCACCGCCGCCGTATCCGGGTCTTTGTGCTCGATCTGGTGGAGTAGGATATAGAGCCGGTCGATGCGCTTTTGTTCAAGAGTCATGATAGTACCCTCTCTGCCGGGAACTGCCCGGCACGGTCCGCACATTGTCAGAATGTATAATCGTAATACTCGCGGCGATAGCCGACGCGGACGAGCTGCCCGCGGCACATCCAGCCCCGCTTCGTCATCCTTACGTGTTCCTCAGGCGCGTCCGGTTGCGGGGTGTACCTATAATCCTGGCTGTCGCTCATGCCGTTGTGATCGACGCGCTCCGCATTGTCCCGTTTCATCCAGAAGCTCTTTCCGCTGGCGCTCACTCTGGAAACCGTATAAGCGTGGGTATCCGACCACATAACCAGCGTCGCCCCGGAGCCTACTGTCGGGGCTGCGAACGCCCCGCCGCTGAGAAATTCGCAAACGTTTGAGGTAAGCGTACCGAGTCCGTTATCCATACCGTTTTCCTTTCTGCCTTCGTGACCTCCGGGGCGGGCGGTTTGTTTTTTGACCTTAGACGATTTCCCGAATAAAAACCACCGTGAAGACTTCTGTCTGTGCCTGCGTGATGCAGACGCTCCCCGCATTGGGATCAATGTCCAAGATTTCGACCACCTGAGCGTTCCAGACTCTACGCCGCTCGGCATACTCGACTTTGTGAGCCTCCCACTGGGCGTCGCCCGCAGGGCCACTTTCAAAGCATTCCCGCACGTCCATCATATCCGAAAGAATCCACGCATTCATCGCGGCAGGATTCAGGCGAATCGTGGTGACCTCCACAAGGAACGAACTATCTCCAACGCTATTATCTACGAACGCCCCCTTTGTGATTACCTGCAACGCGAACTCATTACCTTCAAAGTTTGTGTTTGTCATATTCGTCCATCCTCTCTGCCGGGATTAACCGCCCGGCTCGGTGTACCGATTACGTTTTTTAATTCCAACGTACAGACCAGACGGTGCATCTATTTACGTGGTCACGCTCGGATGAAAACTCCGGATTGTGACCTGCAGATTCAAGCTCTGCGGCAAATTTTTCGGCACGTTTCTCGCTAAAAAACCTTTTCCAGAAGTCGTACATCATCATCGCTCCTTTTTCTTTTCTATGAGTATATTATAAAGGATTTCCTTGACAATGTCAAGCAATTTCTAAAGATTTTTCTAAATAATTTTCAAAAATATTTGACAACGTATAGAATATCCTGTATACTGATGGCAGGAGGCGATAATGTGACAAACGCACAAAGAATACGAATGGCATTAGCATATAAAAATATGAGCGAGGCCGAGCTTGCGCGCCAGATAGGAACGTCACCCTCTGCGTTCAATCAGCGGATGAAGACGGACAAATTCTCGACCGCTGAATTGGAAAGGATCGCGAAAACCCTCGGGGCTGTTTACACCGCTTCCTTCGATTTTGCAGACGGGACGAAAATATAGGCGTATAAAAAATACGTACAAATCGTTGACATGCGTATAAAATAGGCGTATAATATATTTTGAAAGGAAGGGAAGGACAATGACAGTTCGGGAAGTTCTGAAGATACTTCACAACGACGGTTGGCAGGAAGTGCGGGGCAGAACGAAGGGCTCGCACATACAGCTGAAGCATCCGACGAAACCCGGCAAAGTCACCGTCCCGAGCCATTCAGGCGATCTTCCCCTCGGCACGTTACGCAGCATAAAAAAACAGGCAGGGCTTAAATAAAGCCCCGCCTGCGGCGAGAAGGAGGTTATGTGGATGCGTAAATTATCATATCTGGCTGTTTTTGAGCCCAGCAAGGACGGATACGGTGTCTATTTTCCGGATCTCCCCGGGTGCATCAGCTATGGAAAAACCTTTGAAGAAGCTCAGCGGGAAGCCGCTGACGCACTGGGTCTGCACATTTATGGTATGGAGCAGGATGGAGATCCGATTCCGGCGCCGTCGAAAGTGCCAACGGTCGATCCTGATACAGCATCCGGTTATTTTGTTTCGCCTGTCACCGTGTACCCGGATATGGTGCGGGACGAAATGGACAATAGGCGAGTAAAGACAAATATCACCTTGCCGGCATGGCTCAAAGAAGCTGCCGAGCAAAAGGGAGTGAACTATTCACGTATTTTGGAAACAGCCCTGCTCGACTACCTCAATTTGCCGCACGGCCAGACGCCTCCCGTTCAGAGGAAGGTATAAGCCTGAACAGATTACCATATCGGTAATAATCTTCCGAAAACGAGATTTTTATATCGATCTTTTTATATGCTCTTACTCGAAGGAGTAAGAGCATCATGATTAAAATTTTACTGTCCCGCAAGCTGGGCGAGCTTCGCTGGACACAGGCCGACCTCGCGCGTGCCACCGGCATCCGGGCGGCCACCATCAACGCACTCTATAATGAAGTGACCGATAGGGTAAGCCTTGACCAATTAAGCAAGATTTGTGAGGCGCTGAACTGCGATTTATCAGAAATAATAGAGTACGTTCCGAACAAGATTAAAACAGCTAAAACGCGGTTAGGCGATAAGGGAAAGGAGTGAGCAGGGGGAATATAGGGCCGTGATACAGTCGTGATACATTCCCGGATTGAAGCCAGAAAACAATACGCAAAATATGAAAAGTACAGATGAAATCCGGGTATAGTTGGACTATACAAATGTAAATGTGCCCATGTTATGTCGAGTGGGAATGATTTAAAAAGGCCATTGAACCCAGTAGTTATGCGGGTCGGCGTTTTATCAAGGTTCCCGATGGCAACGTTTTGGCAACACTGATTCCAAGATTCATAAAAAGAGCTAACTGATTTTAACCGATCAGTTAGCTCTCTTTTATTGTAGAACGAAAACTCCCGGCTGTGCCGGGAGTTCAAAAAAAATTTGTTAATATTCCGCGTGAAGCAATCCCAAAAGGAGGGGACAGAATTACTGTAAATGTTGACAACGTCAGAACAAAAATCAGAAAAATGGAAGATAGCCTGTTTGTTGATTAAAAATTAATACGATTTTCCCCGCTGGCTGAGGCTGGCGGGGGATTTTATGTGTACCATAAAATCAAGCGCCTACAACGCCTACCAAAACGCCTACTTAAAAATGAAGGCTCTATAATAAATGTTGGGGTGCAGAGAATAGAGCTTTGAAAAAAGAGTAAAAAGACAGAGCATATTCGATG